AAAATAAGAAAATGAAAATCACAAAAGCAACCTTCAAAAGCTTCATCAAAAAAAACAAAAACAACCTGCAAGTTTGGATACAAGCAGAATTCGATGGAATGACTGATTGCGTTCAATCAATCAGAGGGTCTTTTGAACCCATGCAAGACTCAAAAGAATGGCCCGAGCACAATTTGGGGATCAAAGGGATTTGGCTGGTTAATGGCGGTCGAGATTACTTCAGCAAATTTGAAGAAAACGGAATGGTTGGAATTAAATATTTTAATTCTTGCGGACGCGGGACCGTCGCAATCCCTGCATGATTTTTGTTCTCCCCAGAACACCAATAAAAAATAAACCCAAAAATAAAATAGAAAATAAAATGACTACACTAAATCAACTCAGCGCAATCGATGCCGCCCACGCCGCATCAACCACAAGTGACAAATACGGATTTGTTTCAAGCAGGGCAATCATCGACAACCTTCAAACTCTTGGGTTCTCGCCTCGTAAAATTGAAATCCAGCGAGCCAATAAAATTGAACGCCAAGGTTTTCAACGCCACATCGTTCGGTTGCGCCACAATGAACTCATGCCTGTCGTTGGAAGTGAATTCCCTGAGATCATCCTCATGAACTCACATGACGGTTCCAGCAGCATTAAAATGATGCTTGGCGTGTTCCGCCTCGTCTGTTCAAACGGAATGGTGAGCGGTTCAGTTCAAGATGAGATTAGATATGTTCACCGCAAAGCAAATGTGGAGTTAATAAATGAAGGGGCCATGCGCCTCGTAAACAGCGCAGGACGCCTCACTGACACGATCAATCGAATGAAATCCCGTGAGCTTACATTAGTTGAGCGAGGGGAATTTATTCAACAAGCCGCCAAGCTTCGCTATAATGAGCCGGAAGATAATCAGCTGATCTCTTTAAACGTCCTGCGCAGGTATGAGGATCGTGGGGACAACCTTTGGTTGACCTTCAATCGCGTTCAAGAGAATTTAACACAAGGCAGGAGATACAGCGGCATTCGCCGCATCACTTCACCTTCTGCTGACGTGGCGATCAATCGTGGGTTGTGGAACCTCGCTGAGTCAATTTTGAACTAAGAATAATAGCGGGAGAGGCGAACCCTCTCCCGCGATTCTTGAAATGAAAAGACCGAAAATCCATTTTATAAATATGAAAAAATATCAAATCCAAGTAATCAATAAATCAGGCGACATTATCAAAACAATCAAAAGAACCTTGTGGTCTGAGTGTATTGGCAACTTCAATCCCCTATTCTGCAGATACCTTACAAAGCGGCATCTTGTAAAAAGCAAAGAAGGCGACCTGTCTGATCCATTTAGGCGTGAGGCGTCATATTTAGAAAACCTCTTCATCACAATTGATTAAAAATGAAAATTACAATCCGCCACGACCAGAGCAGCATAGACCTTTTAACAACCTACACAGGCGAGCAATTCGCTGAGGTTAAAGAATCGCTTGAAAGCGAATATAAAAAGGCCATCCTCCAAGAATATCCGGAAGCAGAGATTGAATTTGAGGATTCGACCGACACTTACTCCATCGTAATAAGTGAGAGCGGAATGGAAGATCCAAGCGAGATGCATTTCGACATCGTGCGCATCACCGAAACCGTCTTTGAAACAGGGCTATTCTGGATATGAAAAATTACCCTCAATGGGCTTGCTGGGAATGCGGCACAAAGCACGGCACAAAAAAAGAACGGATTTCAACATGGCACTTTGGCAAGTGCGATGTTTGCAACGAAAATAAAGGCGTGACCCAACCTCGCGACTTTGGCCACTTCCAAAACTGGTTCAACAAAAAAACAAAATGAAAGATCAATTTGAATTTGAGTTTTACGAGAAGACGAAACTTGCAATCAAGTTTGAAATCTTCCACGCTTCCAATCCTCATGTGTATGCCGCACTTGTTGCCTTAGCGCGGAGGTTTAGAACCAAGAATAAGAGCGCACAAACAGGAATTGGAATGCTTTACGAGGTTCTTCGGTGGGAATACTATTTGGCAACAGACAGCGAGGATGATTACAAGTTGTCTAACTCCTACAGGGCATTTTACGCTCGGTTGATTATGCAGAACGAGCCAGATTTGGAGGGGATTTTCAATCTCAAACGATCAGTTGCAGACAACGAATAAACAGGACAAGGAGGAAACAAATGAAAATTGAAATCATTACAAACGCTGACAATAACCCCGTAGCGGAGTTTTTCTCATCGAGCAACACACCAGAGACGGATTCTGCACAATGTGAGGGACTGCTTAGAGGAAACGCAATGCCGACACAGGTTGTGCATGTTAATTTTGCTCGCGAACTTGAGCGCGAGCGTGACCATTGGAAAAAAATCGCATCGGCTTTTGAAACTTTAATGCCTCCGGTCGGCGGGAAGCGCATTCTGAAAATCATTGAACGAGACGGATGGAAATGTGCTTATTGTGGAGTCGAGACCTGTTTTAATGGTTGGGATGGGCCGATGCCTACGGTCGATCATATAACTCCAAAAGCAAAAGGCGGATTAGATCACATCGCAAATTGCGTTGTCGCTTGCAAAGATTGCAACTCAGCAAAATCAGACCAAGAAAATTGGTCGCCTAATAACGAAGACGAAAAGCCGAAAAAAACATGGGCTTGGGAAGATGGGAAATTCCGTAAGAAAACTGAAAAATGAAAAAACAAAGTGGCGGGAAACGGATTGGGTCAGGCAGGAAAAAAGGGTCTGGCAAAGGAAGGCAGAAGATCAGCAAATCAATTTCGGCATCGGAATCATTTTGGCAAAAGATTGATTTTGTGCGAGGAGAGAAATCGCGCAGCAAACATATCGTTGATGAACTGAATAAGGGCTACAAAATGCTTGACGCACTGAATGCTGTCTGCGATTACTGGACGGAGGATTGCTTGTTATCGAGGCAATGCAGGGACGCGATAAGTTATAAAATTGACATAAAAGACGTTTAAATGGGACTACAGAAATCATTCTTCGGATTGCCGCTTGCAACATTGCAGGAATTGCAAACGGATTTTATCGCTTGCCTTAAGGCAATCGCAGTCGCGGGAGCATCTTATAGCATAGCGGGACGCAGCTTCACAAGGGCAAACCTTGCCGAAGTTTCGCAAACCATCAAAGAACTCCAGGCTGCAATTGATGCAGCTTCCGGCAATCGCGTAAAAAGATTTGTTTCAACATTCCCGACCCAACGACCCTAAATGGAAAAAGATTTTATCACAAAAGCGATTTCGTTCATTTCGCCAAAGCTGGCACTCAACAGGATGGTTGAGCAGTCAAAACTAAGAAACTTCGGTAGATTTGATTCGGCTCTGATAAGTGACAAGCGAGGGATTTCAAGGAACATTTCGGGCGCGGAAGACACGTCAGGAACAAGAGAAAGATACTCGCTTATCCGCGCTGCAAGAGACCTCGCGGACAACTTTTCTCCCGTCAAATCAATCCTGCTAAAATTCTCAACCTATGTTGCTGGTCGAATCGGGTATCAAGCGAGAACAGGCGACAAGATTATTGATTCCCAAATTGAAGCGTATTGGGAAAAATGGTGCAAGGAATGCGATTTTTTGCGTAGGCATGATTTCACGGCATTGCTTCAACTCGCAACAATTGCAACGCTCCGAGACGGAGACTGCGGATTTATTATTGTCCGAGACGGGGAAGATTTGAAATTGCAATCTGTTGAGGCAGATCGTATCGGGTCACCATATGACAGAACTGATACCGACAAATACATAGGCGGAATCAACATTGATGAATATGGCAGACCAATTTCTTACACGATTTTTCAGAGGACGATAAACAATCAATTTGTTTCCCCAACTAACATCGCGGCGAAAGAATTCATTCATATTTTTGATGCGACTCGCCTTGACGAATATCGCGGCAGATCAGCATTTGCGGCAGCATTAAACGCAACAAGAGACCTGCAGGAAGCAATCAAGGCTGAAGTAATGGCGATCAAATACGCCTCATACCAAAGCGGAATCATCACGACAGAATTAGGTTCCGCTGATCCTTCTGATTACTTTTCCCGATCTGCGCCGAATGATCAGGGGCAAACGACACGGCTCCAAAGCCTCGATCCCGCGACCGTAAATTATCTTTCAGCAGGAGAGAAAATGGAAATGTTCAAGTCGGATCGTCCGACAGGAGCATTCGGGGAATTCATAAAGCTGATTCAAGCGCATATTTGCATGGCCGTTGGCCTCCCCTATGGATTCGCCTATGATGCTGATAAATCTGGCCCGATGGCGCGAATGGACGCAGCAATGGCCGAGCGCACTTTTCTTCGCTGGAGAGGCTTGTTGGAAAGTCAATTCCTGAACAAGATAAAAAATATTATTTTGATGGATGCGGTCTCTCGGGGATTGCTTCCAGACTCCGAATATATCCTTGATGGAAGATGGTGCTGGCCGGCAAAAGTAAGCATCGATTACGGGCGCGAGGCGAGTGCAGATATTGCTCTTTGGAAGGCTGGACTAAAAACCGCATCTCAGATTTATGCCGACTCTGGCGAAGATTACGAAGAGGCATTACGGGCGAGAGCAAAAGAAGCCTCGATAATAAAAGACCTGGGGCAAGAATTTGGATTGCAACCAATTAGGATTTCCGACTCAGTCCCCGAAACGGTTATTGATTCTATGGATACCGATGGGGCTGCGCCGTTGATCGAAACGATTGGCATTGGTGGAACGCAATCTCTCATGTTGCTCATTTCGGCAATGGCTGGGGGGCAATTAACATCCGCACAAGCAGCGGTGCTTATGAAGTCGGTGTTCGGCCTGGATGATGTTGCCATTGATGCATTCACGAAAACGGCAGCGCAAAGTAGCGCACCGCAACCGCAAATTCCAACAGGATTTGCCGATGAAAACAAACCGACAGCAGGAATGATTTCGGAAGCAAAAAAGGGACTTGAATGGCGCAGGAAATTTGGAAGAGGCGGCACGCTTATTGGCGTTGCTCGCGCAAGGGACATTTCAAATGGAAAAAACCTTTCCGACGATACGGTCAAAAGAATGCATTCTTTTTTCTCACGTCATGAAGTGGATAAGCAGGGGAAGGGATTCACGCCAAACGAAGAAGGATTCCCATCAAATGGCCGGATTGCTTGGGCGTTGTGGGGGGGCGATGCTGGTCAAACATGGTCTAAACAAAGGGCAGAAAAAATGCGCGAAGAAAAGTAATTTTGACATTCATGCCATAGCATGAATGTAATTGAAGGCGTATCTGTAATTTCAATCGGCGAGGCTAAAGGGCATGGCATCTATGTTGACGGCCAAACATTGCTTGAAGTAAAAGAGTGCGCTGAATCATATCGTGGTGGGGTAAAGGTAAATTTAGACCACGGCGCAGGAATAAAAGACATCGTTGGCTATTGCACAAATTTCCGAATCGAAGGAGATAAGTTGCTTGCAGATTTGAACCTTCTTGAGTCTTCCCACATGAAGGAATATGTTTTGGAAATTTCAACGAAACTTCCAGACACATTTGGTATTTCAATTTCATTCAGCGGCCCAACACGCGAATCAAATGGGATGTTTTTTGCAAGTTGCGAGGAACTTTATTCTGCAGATTTAGTTCAGACGCCAGCGGCAAATGCTACGGGACTTTTCAGTTTTACGGCAAAGCCAGTTGACAATTTTCCCAAGCAAATGGCTGAAACCACCGATACACCAGAAATGCCCGATTCCGAAGAGGGAGTAACAATCGTTGAACTCGCAAAGCGTATGGACGCCTTGGAGGAAATGATGCTTTCTTACAAGACGCAAATGGAGTCGATGATTCCGGCCGCACCAATGAAAGATGAAGTCATTGATGAAATGAGCGTGTCTGAAAAGCTGGAAGCAAAACTTGATCGCATCATTTCCAATTTTGGCGCGATGCCAGTTAAGGCATCGGTTGCTGTTGAGGAAAAGCCAAAGGCTGATTTCTCCCTCAAGGGTTTGATCCTTGAAAAGACCAAGGAACTTGGCAGTCGCACAGCGGCAATGAAGTTTGCTATCGCAAATTACCCAACCGAATACATCGCAGCACGCGATAATAACGAACTCAATTTCTAATTTTAATTTATGGCAACACAAAATGACAATGGCTTCCGGAGTTTTAACTTCGCCGCAGCCGTAACAGCAAACAGCCTCGTTGCAATCAGCGGGGATAACGCCGCTCAAATTGCGGCAACAGGAGCGTCCGCAATCGGAGTGCTTCAAGATGACGTTGCCGCTAATG